TTAAAATGGAAAAAAGAGAGTTCTCTGAGGAAAGTCGTGAAAGAATGGCAGGTGCTGGAACAGCAATGCCTGATGGATCGTTTCCAATTGGTAATCGTGCAGACCTAATGAATGCAATTAGATCAGTTGGTCGTGCAAAAGATTATAACAAGGCCAAGATGCACATCATTAATCGTGCTCGTGCACTTAACGCAACAGATATGTTGCCTGAAGATTGGCGCAACAACGCAACAAAAGGCATGGGGCAGTGGAGTGGATCAATCTTTGATCTTAATCCATTTGTAAAGTAATGCCAAAGAGAAAAGCACAATCTTTTAATTCAACACAAATTAAAGATGGAATGATTGTTCGTATGAATAAAAATGGCACAATCAAATCTATTCTTGGTCCATATGAAGTAAAGCACCCAAAGAAGGATAAATAATGGCAGAGACATACACACCTAATGCTGGAATGAAAGCCGCAGCAAGACGTGCTTTGAAGTGGAAAGAAGATGGAAAGGCAACTGGTGCTGGTACTCCAGTAGGTTGGGGTAGAGCAACAGATATTGTTAATGGTTCACCCATGTCTCTTGATACTGTTAAGAGAATGTTTTCTTTCTTCTCTCGTCATGAAGTAGATAAAAAAGGTAAAGGTTTTTACGATGGTCCAGAGTTTCCTTCTAATGGAAGAATTATGTGGGAAGCATGGGGCGGAGATGCAGGGTTTGCATGGAGCCGTGCCATTGTTGAAAGAGAAAGAGATAAGGCAGACAAAGCGTGGGTAGGTAGCCCATTTAGTTTTAGAAAGGGGTAGGCAGTGGAAGACATGAACATTGAAGAAGTTAAACAATTAGTTAACTTCTATAGACAAAAGGCATCAGATCTGGAATTTCAGTTGCTACAATCACAACTTAAGTTAAATAGAGTTATGATTAAGCAGGCAGAACCAGTTCCTGCTACAAAAATAACAAAAACAAAACCTGAATAATAGGTAAAAATGGAATACTTTTTAGCCATCGGCTTGACATTGTTGGCTGCTTGGTCTATAATTAGATTAAACGGGTATAAAGTTTCAAAGACTTTAACGGATATCAAGTATAGGCAAAGTGATATTCACGAAAGTATTAGAACCCTTATTCCTAAAAAACTAAACAATAAAGAAAAGATTGAGTCTCAGTCAGCAAAACATGCTGCTAATACTATGATCAAGATTATTGTTATAGACAGCAAAGCGTATTGGGTAAAAGATAATGTTTTTTATTCTGCTGATACTGATAATGGAGACATTGTTAGTCCTACCGCAGAACCAGTAGACATATCAACTATGTCTAAAAAAGACATTGACAAGATGCTTTTTATATTAGATAATTTAAGAAAAGGAATACAAAATGATAGTGGTAGTTCAGGGAACGAATGACTTTAGCGACTACAGCGTATTCATTCGTGCTATGGGTGTTGCCCTATCTGGCATGAAAGAAGATGACCAAGAGTTTGCAATTTATTCAGTAGGTCCTACAAGAATAAACTCTATGGTTTCAGAGTTTTCAAATCTTTCTGAGCGTGGCATGAAGGCCAGAGGAAAGAAAATTAAATACTATAAAGTTCCTAGTCAATGGGTTGAAGAGAACATGTCTTATGTAAACTATTTTGCATTTTTGTGTAATCCAAAGCAAACACCTTCTAAGTTGGTTGCTAAGGCTGAATTAGAAAACATTGAAGTTGGAATTTTTAGATACTAAGGGGGAAGTATGATAGTAACAAGTTTAGAAAAAATGGAGAAGATTGTAAAAGTAAATAACAATCTTTCTTGGGTTGGTTGGGATGTAGTAGATCTAAAGAGATCTGATTCTGCACGTACCGCCGTTAACGGTGTGAGAGTAAAGGGTCTTTGGTACCTACAAAGAGTTTATAAGGTCACTCGTAACGGATGGGATATTCCAAACAGATATAGAGGTTGAGCATGAAACAACATCTATGGAAAGATGATGCAGAATGCTTAGGTTCTGATACAAACATGTTCTTTGATGACTACGAAGAAAAGCCTGAAAGTAGAGCCTTTGTTGATTCTATATGCAGGACTTGCCCAGTAGCAAAGAGATGTTTTGCAGTAGGAGTATCTGGCAAAGAGTGGGGAGTTTGGGGCGGTATCTATCTAGAAGGTGGAGAAATCTCAAGAGAATTTAATAATCATAGATCAAAGCAAGAATGGTCTTTGACTTGGCAATCATTAACAATGGAGCAATAACATGTGGTCATGGGTATTAGCAGTAATAGGAGTAACGGGCATTTTCTTTGTTGGTCGTAAGACCATTTGGGGATGGTTTGTACTACTATTTAATGAAGTCCTATGGATAGCATATGCATTGATAACTGATCAATATGGATTTATATTTTCTGCATTAGCATATGCAGCGGTATACATTAAATCATATCTCCATTGGAAAAGAGAAGAGTAGTGTATACAGATGCAATGCGTAGGGCTTTTCATTCAGTTATACCGCCAAGGGGATTTGGTGTAAACATAATTGACAATGAACACTTTTTAACTATTAAGTTAGATGAAAAGCATTTTGCTGGATTAGTCCATGATGAAAAGATTCAAGCATTGCAGTATGTTGTAAAACTTAAGAATGCTCTTGAAATGGAAGGCGCTATTGTTTTAGTTACCAGAGAAGTAGTAAAGAAGTGACAATCTTTATATCTATTGCTAGTTATAGAGATCCAGAATTAGAAAGAACAATTCGTTCTGCTTTAGACAATGCTGCCAATCCACAGCAACTATTCTTTGGTGTTTTCCTTCAAGAGTTTGATAAGTATGAACCAGATTTGTCATGGGTACCTAACCTAACTTTGGCAAAGATACATCCTAAGATGGCAAGGGGTGCTGGATATGCTAGGGCACAGATTATGCCAATGTATTCTGGACAAGATTATTTCTTACAAATTGATTCACATACAATATTTGAAAAAGGTTGGGACCTATTGTGCATTGAACAACATAAAAAAGCACAACAGATATCAAACAATAATAAAATTATTTTGTCACATTTTCCTCCACCATTTTATGTTGAACCAAATAAAGAGATAAGCATAATTAAAAAGTCCAAGCAGCAGTTGCCATATCCTACAAAACAAAAGCCTATGCTTACAAAGCGTGGAGACTGGACTGCTGAAAGAGTTGAGTTATCTAATAAGCATATGCCAGAAGAATCAACCACAATTCTTGCAGGATTTATTTTTACTACTGGAGATATAATAAAAGATATTCCTTATGATCCCGAGATTAGTTTTTTTGGTGAAGAGTTGTGCTTTGCAATAAGAGCCTGGACTAGGGGATGGGATATATACTCCCCATGTGTTAAGATTGTTTATCACTTTTATACCCGTGAGGGATACAGCAAGATATGGAAAGATAGAAATCTAAGAGAGATTTCCTGGAAAGAACTAGAAGTATTATCTAAAGAAAAACAAAAGCGTATTTTTTGTGGTATTGAAAGCGGTATCTATGGAGTAGGATCAGAAAGAACCATAGAAGAATACCAAAAAATAACAGGAATAGACTTTAAAAAAATGTATAATGCCAGTAGTGATACAATAGTATTGAGAGAAAAGGAATAGTATGAGAATTGCTATTATAGTAACCAGCCTATTTGCCGTGTCTTTTGCTATTGCATACTATGCCGTTCTTAAAAGACTAGAAGTAGTTAGCAAGGCTTTTGCACAAATGGTTATGCTAAATGCTACAATGCGTGAGGCATTTGAGGCAAGCCTTCAGTCACCAGTAAGCAAAGAAGAGCAGGACATACACAAAGAAAACTTTATTAAGTTTCTTTCTGATTCTCGTGACTGGGCATTTGAATACATCGAAGATGTGCAAAAACAATTAGAAGATTTTATAAGAGACATTGAGCCAGAGATAATGTACTTTGATGAGTATGGAGTTGTTGGAGACGCATACCCACACTATCACTCTATGAAGAAAATTTCTGCTGCCTACAAAGATTTAAAAAAGTTGCTACCAGAGGAAGTCGATGATAGACGCTAGAGGCATTCCAACTTGTGAGTGTCCAAGTTGTGGCGGTACCTTGTTTAGAGCATTAGTTTCATTTGATCCAAACACATATATGGTTGGCATGTATCATTTAGACATGCAATGCAATGAATGTGGTGCTTTTTGTACAGCACCAACACCAGTAGATCATCCTGAGAATCCAAGCCAAGACCACGGGATGAAAGAATAATGTATCCTAAAATAAAAAAGTTTGAAGATAGCATTAAATATGATTATGCGGTATGCGAGATAGAAGATTGCATTGAAGAAGCAAAGATACTTTCAATGACAGAAACAAGATACGTAGACTTCTGTGAAAATCATCATAGAAAATATATAGTGGGAGAAAAATGAAAGACATTGTACTATCAGTACTAACAGGTTTTGGATGTGGTTTAGTTTTTGCTGCATTCAAATTGCCAGTTCCAGCACCACCTGTTTTTGCAGGGGTAGCAGGCATTATAGGCCTATGGGCTGGCTACGCTATACTAATCAAAGTTATATCCTAGGAGGAATAATGAACGAAAAAATGAAGAATATGTTAGCATCATACGGACGATCAGTTCTTGGTGCAGCAACGGCAATGTATGCATCTGGAGTAACAGATCCAGAGACACTTGCTTACTCACTACTTGGAGCCATCGTGCCCGTAGTATTGAGAGCAGTCAATCCTAACGACAAGGCATTTGGACGTATGCCTGCTGAAGCAGATGTTGCAGCAGCACTAAAGGGTGCAAAGGTAGTTAAGAAGAAGGCTGCAAAGAAGCCAGCAGATAAGAAGTAAGTTTATCTTACATAGGAAGGCGGGTCTTCGGACCCGCTTTTTTATTTCTCTAAAATATCTAGATACTTTTGTTTTAAGTTTTTAGCAGAAAAGTTTGTTTTTGCGATATCAAAGGCTTTTTGCTTTTCAATATTTGTATTTTTTTCTTTCATATAGTTATCAACAACGTGTGCAAGGTTTTCCGCATCAGCAGCGTAAACATCAAGAGTTGTTCTTGTTCTTAATGTAGTAATCTTATCAGACTTGGCCAACCACTCTTTTGGAAGCACCTTGTTGTTTGGTGATATGTCCGTCATAAATACTGGAAGACCACTCATCAAAGCCTCATTCATAGGCAAACAAAGACCAGCATATCTTCTAGGAAGCACCATTGCATCAAATCCATCATACATGCTTTCTCTATTTTCTGCATCATTTGTATCGACTATTAGTCTTGGATTTTTGCATTTTAGATCAAGGGGTGTTTGTGTTTTAATGACAACCTCATAGTCTCCTTTTAAATGCTTAAGCATCTCAACAACAGACTTAGTTCCATTTCTATCTTCAGATGCAGCCTTACCACCAATATGTAATATCCTGTTGTGATGTTTAGAAGTATTGTTTTTCCTTACAGCATTAAACAATGTGTGATCTGTTGGTGGAGGCAGATAAATAACATTTGTTTTATTTCCAAACAGTCCTTCTACATGCTCAAAGTTCCAAAGACTTGGTGAAAGAAAAACATCTGGCAGCGCAAGGTCTGGCTGCTGAAGATGTTCTAAAAATTCATAGTTATATTGCAATACTGTTTTTACCTTTTTTCTTCTTGCTAAAGGAATAAATTCTTTATTATAAAATGTTTCACAGGTTAACACAACATCTAATCCTTTTAAGAAGATATCTATCTCAAAGGCTTTAGGAAAGCCACGAACATGTTGGCAGTCATATCCTTCATACCACTCTGGATGCTGCTTATTTCTGTTAAAAGAAGTAGAATTAATAAGCATAACCTTTGATGGATTAAGCATGTTAACAAGTTCTCTTGTTTGATTACCGAGCCCAGTATTATCTGATCTTGCAATAATTCCTAATCTCATTCAGTTAATCCCCATGCTTGGTCATCAGATGTAAACTTTCTCGTACCTTCACGACCATCTAAATGATAAGAACGCTTGATGTCTCCTTCTGGATGATATATCCAAAGTTTATGTTTAAACCAACCATCATCCTGAACAACTCCATGAAACTTATCTTCAATAAAAGTTTTTTCATCTGAAACTCTTAACACTTCTTCACGATAATAATCAACACGAGATAGGTGTGGTCTTTGGCTCCACTGAATTGTTTTTAAAAAGTTACCTCTCTTATTAAGCATTAGGTGGCTATGGTCTGGAGGGATTGATGCCTCAAAGTGAAACCTGATTGTGTTTGCTTTACCAAACTCCAACATATCTAAGCACTCATCCCAGTGAATGTGCCTATCACCAGTAAGAGGTGCATCTCCTTCAACATAAAGCATCACAGATGTTTGAATCAAGTCTATTGTTTTTTTCATCATCGTTGTCTGGTGGCTGTGCTCATCAAAAATAATTGGCAAAACATTTTTCCATTCGTGCAAACACTTCCAAAGAACACGACTTTTAAACTCATCATAATCTGCTTTTCTATTTAGTCTTTCTTCACGCAGGCCATCAATCTGTAAGATGATCTCATTTTCTGGAAAATGCATTCTTACTTCT